ATTCTTTCTTTAAGTGCCGTCGCCAATGCGGTCTTGCCAGATCCAGGCAAACCTATAATTTGTATAATCATTTATTCTCCAACTCGTTGTGTGGCATAATATCGATTAAGAGATGAACTCTGTCGATATCACTATTATTATCTACCCAATGTAGTCTATAATTATTTATCTCCCAGCATTCGCCAGGCTGCATGCTTACACGATCTCCACCTACTCCAAAAACAACATCGCCAGTGGTGATGATGGGGATATGGTTGCGCCTTGACAGCATTAGATAATCACCACTATCTTCATGTATAGGAATATTTTCTTTTGCTGTTAATTTAATTAATAAAACGTTTCCACGTACACCATTGTGTATTTTTTCTAAGTCTGAGATGATAGGCTCAAGTAATTCTAACAATGCATCATCAGTAGATATTCTATGTGTTACAAACTCTTCGCCAAACTTCCACTGTAGATTATTTTTATAAACATAATATGTGTTAGTATCTTTGTGCGTATGCGACATTTTTTGTCTACTGGTATCAATCAGCCACTCATCAGAAAATTTAGAAACATATTCTTTTATTGCATCAATATCGTACTGAGCATGTTTTCTTAAATTAAAATCTTCATCTGCTTTTCTCATTGTTCCTCCATGGTATTATTAAAATTCATTGAATAATCAAACACAGCAAAGTCAGGCTCATATAATTTTTGCACTATATCTATGTTAATATCAGTGTATGCCTCTGCGTACATTTCTTTAGTATAGTTCCCAACATTATAAAATCCCAGTTGCCAGCCCAAATCTTCTTCTAACTTTTGAATGTCTTCAAACTTATACAACTTTGTGACTTGTATTTTGTTTCCTTGGCCAACAACATAAAAAGATTGACCTAGGTGAAGCAGTGGGGTGTGCTGCGATATTTTTTTCTCTAAAATATTATTTAAATACCTAGAAAAAGAAATATCTGTTTTGTTTGCTTTGTTAAATTGTTGGTAACAACTATAAGTTCTCGTATATGGATTGCGGACAACAGAAAAAGAAAAAACCGTATCATCAATATTGTTGGCTTTTTCTAGATAAAAGTAGGGATCGTGGTGTCGTGGCCATTCTCTTTTCCAATTATCTAAATTATTATCATACAAAATTTTTGAAATAGACGAGCCAGCAGTTTTTGGAATATGTACAAATAAAATTTTTTCATATTCTTTGTCTAAGATTTTCACAACTATGCCTTAGAAAGTTTTTCTCGTTCATCAACAACCGAAATAGCAAACTTCATCATTTTATCATAGCCTACTGCATTGTCCATAATTTTGTTATAGTGGTGCCCACAAAATAAAAGATCTCCGTTTAAGCCTGTTACCTGCACAAGAGCCTCTGCGCCACACCTATCGCATCGATCAATAGGAGACAGTTGCCATTCTTGCTTTGCTTCCTCTTTAATCATTGTAAACATATTATACCTTCCGATTGTCGGTTTTATAGAATCCAGAGCCATTGAATGTGACTCCTATATCTGAGTATACACGAACTAAGGGCTTATTGCAAGTCTCACACTTATACCCTGGATCTTCGTCTGACATTGATCTAATTTTTGTATATCTTGTTCCACAAGGCATACAGTCATATTCATATGATGGCATTATTTTTTCTTCTGTTTAGCCTTTACTTGCCATACTGGAAGTTTAAGTTCGTCTCCAGACCACTCATAGCCTAGTGCTTTTACTACAAACTTAATAATTTTAATACGCATTATTTAACCTTCTTTCCAAAATTAGCCCAAACTCTTTCATGAAGATAGAAGAAAGTCATTTCTAGTGCTAGGTATGAAAGCCCATACAGACCAACATATTCCCACTCTGCCTCTCCAGTATAGTACTTAAGCACGAAATAGATTATTCCAGAAACAAAAGTAAAGTGTACGAATGGCCAACTGATTGTTTTTAGTAATGACTTTTTTCTAGATTCCATTATAGAGCCACATGTCCTTTGCCTCCGCCACCTGCTGACTTCTTTCCTGCTTTCTTGGCAGGCTTTGTAGGTGTAACTGCTTCTGCTTTGTTCAGTAATGGAGCATTTTCTTCACCAGTATAAACTGGACGACCCCAACCAACAACAGCATTGATCAACTTCTTCTTGTTATTCTTGACGTATGCACGAGTCTTCTCTACGCACATTCCGCCATTTCTTTGGTCTCCCTTTGCAGTTCCTGAAGTGTTTCCTTCAATAACTTGAATAGTTCCATCACCATTGTTCTTAATGCAAAGACCAACATGAGAAATACGATTTACACCATCTTCTGGGAAATCAAAATAAATCCAATCTCCTGCTTGTGGGTCATCATTACGAGCATCTGACCAACGCTCAGCCTTCTTAAACCAATCTGCTGCTGCTACTGTTGACGCAGACTTAGGGAATGATTTTACTCCCGCAGTAAATGCACACCAAGAAACGAACGACTGACACCATGGTTGGAAGTTTACCTTAATCCATGCACCGTACTTTGTTTCGTTATCTTTTGGGCCTTCTATTGTGCCCACTTCCTTCTTTGCAACCTCAATGATTGCTTCTAGACTTCCTTTTGCTGCCATTTTATTCCTCCTTGTTATGACAATACAATTATATCATGGGCAGTTTTTAGTCATACCCAGGACTGATATTTAATTACGAATGTAAGAGGCAGCACCTATTACAATCTTTGAAAGAGAAGATAAATACTCTCCAAAGGTGCTAAAGGTATTGCGATTTACATATGAGGCTGCAGAAACTGCAGTTGCCACAGAACTTCCAGCAGTATCTGTTGGAGAGCCATTGTACTTGGTGATACGAACCTTGCCAGGAGCAACCATATCAAGTCCAGGACCTGTGTTTGTCAGTCCTTCTAGTTGTGTTGCGTTGCCCAATGCTCCCACGCCAATTACTCCATTAACACATGAAGGAAATCCTACAACATCTTTGCGTCGATCATTGCCTGTTGCAGCAAACACTGGAACATTGCTTGCGGTTAGAGATGACACAGCATTAATGGTAACTGTATCTTTTGTACATAGTGCAAGGTTTCCTGTACTTACTGAAGACTGGCTAACTGAAAGAGCATCAATACTATACTTAGCAGCATTCTTTGACACCCAATCAAATGCTAATGCCAAGGCTCTTGCATCTCCCCTTGAATTTCCAAGGGATGTAACATCATTAAATCTAATAAAAACAATCTTTAAATTTGGATTAACAGTAAGAGCAGACTTCACCATTGAATCACCATGGTAGGTAGCGTTGTTAATTGATGTTGGCCATGGAGCAGATGCTGCACCCTTGCCTTCCATAAACAGTTCTCCGTTAGGGCAAGACATGTTTTGAGAAACAATCTTTGACTTTACAGTTGTAAAGCAGACCTCGTGAATAATTTGAGGGAAGTTATTAGAATTGATGGCAGAGTCAATAATCGCTAAGACTCTTTCATCTTGTGCCTGTGCTGGCTGAATTGCTGTGATTACAAGTGCTGCTGATAGTAGTGCTAGTAGTGCTTTCTTCATTTATTTTATCCTTTGTTTGTTGTTTGTTTATTCTTTTATTTTAAAAACTACTTGACATGGATCTCCACCGTCTTCCCATTCCTGCTGTTCTTCAGCAGTCATGTATGGATCTCCATCATGTGTGTTACAGAACGGTTCTGTAATCCACCCTCTATTAATGCCGTTTTCTAACCAAATAGAAAATTCGTCGTGATCTATTTCTTCTAACATATAATAATTATACCCCTAAGCACTGACAATGTCAACTGGGCCCATGCAAGATGGGCTAAATTTTATGGCTGCATTAACTGCCTGAAGAACTCTATTCCTTGCATTTTTTTGTTTATCTGTAGCATATAAAACCCCATACGCATACTCTGCTCCAGAACCCATGGCTAGATATGGAACTGTATACTTAGATAAAGACATATCTCCAGAACTGTGTTCATATATTTCTCCACGAATTGCTACAAGAAGTCCTAGATCTCCATCCTTAGATGTATCAACCCAGAACTCATTATAAAATTCACGAAGTTCTTTAACAAACTTGGTCTGCATAAATTTGTCTGTGTCTTTAATGTTTGGGGCTGTTGGTTTAAAATTATAACGAATTCTTTCTCCGTCCATCGCACCAGCATAACCAATAAGATATGGACCTATCTTCCAAACCTTTGGCGCATCAAGTGCTAGAATAGTATTATCGTCAGATGCCCCACGATCTCCAGCCATATAAACTTTACCGTCATGTTTTACTACAGCAATACAAGTCATGCAATAAGCCCCTCCAGATAGGTATAGTCAAGTATACCATTATCTAAAGGGGCCGTCAAGCAGGCTCAAAAATGACTAATTAGCCTTTTTGTCTACCGTTTTGAACGCTTCATTTATTTCTGATATTGTGAGTTTTCCATCGTCCAAAAAAGCCCTTGCAAGCCTTTCAACAACAGAAGCAACACCAAGCAAACCAGCAAGCATTACTGCCTGAATTGTGTCAATTCCAACTACTGCTCCAGCACCAAGTACCGATAGACCAGACGCCGCAAATACTGCTACAATTCTCATCAACACATTTGTTAATGCTTTCTGTGGATGCTCTTTCTTAGGAGCCTCTACTATTTTTTTAGTTGCCATGTTAGTCCTCCTTTCTAAGCGGTATTGATATTAACCAGACCACTGTTGTAATTAATACTGCAAGACCAACAATATCTCTTGCTGATCCTGTTAGGGTTAACCAAGCGATAAAGAATCCAAGGAGAGTAAATGCCTGAGCAATTATTTCTACACCAGCATCCTTAAGCCATGTAAAAAATCCCTTTACAACTTTCTTAATTATTTTCATGTTACCTCCTCATTCCAATTACCGCAGATACTATGTTAGAAACAAGTACTACTGGGATAATTACTTCCTGTGCTTTTTCTCTCTGATCATCTGTCATATCCATACCTAACTCAGAGAAATTAGATAGGAGTTCTGTAACATCCACATTGAACACTGCTCCAAGTGGATCTGCTAAAAATGCTTCTGTTTGTACCTCAGTAATAGCATCTGCCAATGTATATGGCATTGGGGCATCGGCGTTTTCTTCTGCTCTACCCGCAAACTCTACAAATGCCACTGCTATTGCTGGATTGTCTTTAATTGCTTCTGCAATTATTGCTATTTCTTCTGCCTTAATTCCAAGACTTTCTGCTACTGCTTCTTCCTCTGTTGTGGATAATTCAGTTAGCATGTTTGATAATTCGGCAGCCAACTTAGCATCGTTTTGTCCAATTAGTTTATTTAACTTATTAAGTTCATCTGCTGAAATTGGATTACTATCGTCTGTGTCATTATTATCTGGTGCTGGCACTATAGGCTCTTCCTCAACAGGTTGCTCAGGTTCAGGCTCTTGACCTTGATCTGTTTCCTCTGGCTGAGATGTTGGCTCTTCTGAAGGCTCTGGAGTTGGATCAGTCTCTTCGCTGCCACCATCTGTGGTATCAGGGCTTGGAGAAGGAGTGGGATCTTCTGGTTCAGTTTGCTCATCATCAGGGAATCTTGGATCCTCTGGAGTAATAATCTCTGGATCAACTTCAACATCAGGTTCAGGTAAATCTGGATCTTCTGTAGAATCAGGACTTGGCTCTGGCTCTGGTTCAGTTGTAGGCTCTGTTTCTGGTTCATTTATTTCTTCACCATTTATTGCAGCAATAAGATTATTAAGGTCTGATATTTCTCCAGCCAACTGAACTGCCTCTGCTACTTGCTCTTGCTGTTCTTCTGGCGTTATAGGGGCTTCTGTGGGCGTTGGGGAGGGTTCTGGGGATGGTTCCTGTGTAGGAGTAGGGGAAGGCTCTGGAATAGGCTCTGCCTGCAATACAGGAACTGGCTCAGAAGCAGAAACTTGGGTTGCTCCCCATGCCTCAAGAGAGACAATGTCACCATTATGTAACCTTACTCCTGTTCTAAGATTTGGATATTCAGGACCCTGATAACTATAGGACACCGCTAAATTACCAGTATTAGTAATAGCCACTAATATATTTACTGTGCTTGGTTGTGCCCCATAGTTACCAAAAGGAACCATATTTAGATTTAATTGAAACCCGCCCTCTGAATAATATATATCCAAACCAGATGTTCCGCTTACTCCTGGAAACCAGTCCATTGAATATAGGGAGATAGATGGTGTATTGGGATATGCCCAGTATGTGGGATCAGGTTGACCAAATGTAATTACTGAGTTAGTTGTTGCATAAATGTTTTCATACTGTACCCCGTCAAAAGTCACGGTAGTTGCGATTGGTATTTGATAGCCTATGTCATCTCCAGAACATGTATCCATATGGTGGACTGTAGGTTCTGCATCGCCTTCGTATGCTGCTGCTATGGTTTGTGATTGAATGTGGTTTATACAAGTAGCATTAGCGTTTTCTGGAATCCATAGGTTGAAGCCAAGAGCCAATAGTGATGCTGACAAAATTCTTATTAATTTTTTAATCTCCTGACCTCCGAATTAGACAATGTCTAATAAGGTTATTATATCATTTTATTTTAAGCAAAAGAAAAGGGAGCCAGTTTCCTGACTCCCAAATCTTTTAATTTGTTAATTACTTAACAAGTGTAACCTTTGCCTTTGGATTCTTTGCGTTCCACTTCTTGGCAAGATCATTGAATGCCTTCTTCATTGCAGCAATTGCAGCAGCGTTATCTGCCTTAACCTTTGCAAGTTCTGTAGCATGTGCAGCAGTTGCATCAGCAAGAGCCTTGTCTGCAGCAACCTTAGCAGTTACAGCATCAGCCTTAGCCTTAGCAAGTTCTGCAGCAGCAGTAATAGCAGCAGCATCAGCAGCAGCCTTAGCAGCAGCAGCATCAGAAGCAGCCTTTGCTACAGCAGCAGCAAGAGCAGCATCTGCAGTTACCTTATCAGCAGCACGACCAGCCTTTTCAGCAGCAAGTGCAGCGTTAGCAGCAGCAAGTGCTCCAGCAAGATCAGAAACTGTTACGATTGCAGTCTGAGAAGTTGTTGCCAACTTGATTGTTGGAACAGATGTTGGAGCAGTAATAGATGCTCCGACAGCAACAGTTCCAGCAGTTGCAGGAAGTGAGATCTCTGATGTGTAACGACCTGTTACAAGAGCATCAGCAGTTACTGTTCCAGCAGTTGCGCCACCAAGAGTAGTAACAGTTACTGTATCAGCAACAGCGTTGCCGAAAATATCTGCTACATCAAGAATTGCAGTTACCTTACCAGAAATATTTCCTGAAGCAGGGATTGACATCTTAAGATCGTATGCAGGACCTGCAACACCCTTAAGATAAATTGTTGTGCTTGCACCAGTTACAGAAACTGTAACAGCAGATGCAGCAGTTGTAGTTGTATATGCATAAACAGTTGCCTGTGTTGAAGCAGGTGTTACTGTAATTGATGATGATCCAGCAGATGCATTTACTGTTGAACCAATTGCAGATACGAGGCGTGTGTTAGCACCTACTGCAGTAAATGTTACTGGTGTTCCAGCAACTACTGTAGCGGTGATAAGAAGTGCTTCGTTGTTTGTTGCAGTTGTGGTATCTGCAACGCTTACTACGTTGTCAGAAGGAACCTTTACTGTGAATGGTGAGGCTGCTGTACCAGAACCAGATACTTCAGTTGTTACGTCTACTGAAACGGTATTGGCACTTGCAGGTGTCACTACGAGTGTGCTCGATGCCAAGGCTGCAACCATGACAAGGGCGATCTTCTTAAATGAATTCATTTTTCTCCTTTTATTATTCATTTGGTTTATATTGTTTTTAGCCTATCCAAATAGTCTTTAATCTCTTCTATTTGACTAGGTTTATATTGTATCACGTTCTCAGGTAGTTCGTCAACTCGCTTAGGTCTATCCCTAAAAGTATGAACCTCTACCTCAGTGTCTGTATTTTTAGGGGTATAAGATATAGCCCCAAAAATAGCACCACACACAGCATCAGCCAAGTCCTTTGACTTTTTGCGTGGATGGTCAACTCTATCATTTTTCATAATCTTTAACTGGGTTAGTTCATCAAATAATAAATCAATTGCAGGCATAGCAAGTCTTTCCTCATACACGAGCATAGCCATATCCTCATAGTGCTTCTTGGCAACAGAAACAGTATCAGTTTTCATTCCAACCTGCTTGAGTTCATTCTGAATATCAAATGACTGCCAACGGTCAAAGGAAACCATTCCAATATCAAACCCAAGCCTTCTAAGGTTCTGAATCCACTGTTTAACCTCAGAAAGATTAACGGGACCTTCAACTTTTGGCTCCCACCAAGCAACGGCATCTACTACTACAATAGGTGCTACTTGTTCGTAGTTGTTGATTACTTGTATATTTACCCATTTTTCTACATGTGCAATTGCTACCGCACACTTGTCATGCTTTTGTGCAAGGTCAGCATGAACATAATATTTTTTAGTTGGATCTGGTTTAAATGCTTCGTCAAACCTTTTAAAATTATCTATTGGGTTTCTTAATGTCATACAGGCTCTTACTTTTTCTGCCTGCTTAAAAAATGCATCTGAAGCAAAAGTTGGTACGCATGCAAAGCGCATCATGGCATCACCAAGGTCTGTCATAAATGCAATCATAAAGTCATTAATCTTTCGTGTAGGGTTTACTTCCCATGTAGGTCTCTTTAGTGCAAATACTCCTGGATACTTATATGAAATTATATGATCTTCGTCCCACGAAATTTGAAACTTATTGTCTGGGTCTGTCTCTGGAAGCAATGGATTAATTATGAATTCGTGTGTTCTTTCAACTGATTCTTTTTCAGCAATAACTGCATCATATCTTTCTGAGATAAAGTCTCCTGGATATCTTGGGAATGAAAGCAAAACAACCTTTCCTAAATCTGGGAAACGAGAGTCTACTGATCCACGGAAAGCCTTATATATATTGTCTGCGGTCTTTCCTTGCTCATTACCCGTTCCAACCTCAGATGCAAAACCAGAAATCTCATCAAGAACTGCAAGAAGAAGGTTTAAACCCTCATGTGATTCACGCTCTGAGTGACCAGAGTAAACAGTAATTGATTTATCAAACTCAACTGAGTCTGCCTTAGCATTATACTTTCCAGCAAACCATGGGGACTTTTCAATCTTAGATTTAAAACCTTTAAAGAAAACATTCTTTGCTTGTTGTGCGTTGATAGCAACATTGATAAGGTCAATAGCATCTCCAGAGGGCTTTCCAAAATATTTTGCAGGGTCTTTTAGACATAATAGTTTATATACTATATATGAGCATGCTACGGTTGATGTGAAGTCTTTTCCAGATCCCTTGCCAAGTTGCAGGATGATTTCATTCTTTGTGTACTTATCATAATAGCGAGTTCCTTTTTCTTCCCCCATTATGTCTATCAAATCTTCTTTACGATAAATCTGACTCATAGCCTCAACAATGTCATATTGAATATCAGACAAAGGTGGTTGGCCAAGGTAGTCTGGAGACTCAACAAAAGTCTTTGCATCTACTGGGGTTTCTTCAAAGTGATTACTTTTAAGAACTTCTAAAAAATCATCAAAGTCTGCCATTACTGCTCACTAATTGATTCAGATACAATCGTTACTACTTCGTTTTGCTTTGCAATAGCAGATAGTCTTTGCATGATAATGTCTCTTACTTCTGGATGTTCTGACGCTATATCTCTAAGAATTCCCACCAGAACTTCTTGTCTTCTTTCAATCTCAACCATTTCTTCTGCAAGTTCTTTGTTCTCAAGCAAGCCAGCCTTCTGTAGCATATCAATTCTTTTAGATTCAATATCCATTACAAGTTTAATTGCAGCAGTCTTTGCGCTAAGGTTATTAGTCATTGATGCTTCATCAATAACTTCGTATGTACGAGATACCAGTTTGCTATAGTGAGTGTCTGCTGCAGCGAGTGCCTCTTTGGCACGAGCACGGATAGCGTCATTGGCAGATGCCATAACCTTCCACTCATTAATAAGTGTTACTACTTTAGTCCTTGGGATGTCTAGTTGTTTAGAGATTACCGTAGGGTCATTTCCCTTAAGATATTCCTCTACTACTTGATTAACTTGATCAAGATGTTTAACTAAATCATCTTCAGTTGACATTGCTTAATTCCCTTGCTATCTTTAAAAGTATAAGATAACCAATTAAGTCATCTAAATCGTTATCGCCGACAAAAGATCCGCCTCTAGTTATTCTAGAAAGTTTGTCGTCAATACGAACATGTAGTTGCTCTACGCTATCTGATGTAGCAAAAACCCTGACAGGATTTAGGGCAGAGTCACCATAAGATTTATTTTTTGCAATAAGCATCTCTTTGATTTCATCACAAACCTGAGCAATAGTAAACTGTGTCTCAGAACTCATCTTTATCCTCCTCATCACTTAAATCAAAAATGTCTGGAAAGTTTTTAAAGGAATTAATAACATAGGCTATACCTACGGAACTAGCCACGGTAATGGCCAAAATAATCTTTTTTGTTTTACTCATCGTTTAGACTTCCTTAATCCAAATTTTGCAAGATACACATAAATAGTTTCCACGCTTACCCCACACTCCTTTGCAATCTCGTCTGGAGTCTTTTTGTCCATAAGATAACGCTTACGCATAAAGACTTCTGATGTATATAGTTTAGCAGCCATGATGTTATTTGTCAACTCCTATTGCCTTACCCCAGTTTTTTAGTGCCCAATGCCCAATGCCACATGCATCTGCGACATCGTTATCTGTAATAGTTCTGTCATATATAGTATTAATAAACTTAATTGTTCTTTCTTTACGAAGATTTCTTTCATAGGTTTTATACCAAGACTCTGACTTTCCTGGGTGCTGAGAACGAATAAATAGTTGTTCATCCTTTGATATTTTTTTATTTCCTATATAGTTTTGCCAAGTTATTGGAGAAACTTTTCCAATAGTCTTGGTTCCAGTCTGTCCTGCTGATCCAAGTATTGCTCCTTGCACTAATGCAAGATCTGCAGCAGTTTTAGGACTATTCATAAATACCGTATGCTCAATAACTATTGCTTCAAACCCTTCGTATATATCAAAAAATGCTTTTACCTTTTTACCTGCATCCATAACCTTTTCATATATGTCATTACCTTGAAAGTTTATTTTTCCTACAGTTTTTAAATTTTCTTCCTCAAACAAAGCAAAAGCAAGACTGTTAGTACTGGCATCAATAGCACAGATGGTATGTGGCTTTAGTTCTAGCCCCCATTTATTTTTTACCATCTGTTTTATCCTTAATCTTTTTTATTGCTTTGCTTACTGCGTCTGGATTTACCGAACAAGATGAGCATACTGCAAAATCATTGTATATTGATAGTGGCATAGAGCAAGACTTGCACAGCCTAGTCTTTCCTTTTCTTTTTGCTCTTTTTGATTGCATATACCTTGCAGCAATTTTTTCTTTTGTTGCAAGTTCTCTACATTCAACAGAACAGTATATCTGGTAAGATACAGATTGAGAAAATTGTTTATCGCAAAAGTTACAATGTCTCACTTAGAATCTCCAGGGGTGCAATCTTTATTACACCTTGTCCTGCAGACTCACATGCTTTTCTAATTGGGCATGACTTGCATATCTTGGAATTAGATCTATAGTTCTTGCTTGGCAAAGTTTTATCTTCCCAAGCCTTTCGAACTGTTCTCATCCAATCAAATGCCTGGTCTACCCACCGACGGTAATGATCGTTTACTTCTACGGGAATCAAAAGAAGTTCATGATTGTTTTTGTTTTCATAAATCATAACACCCTTTGGCCGTTTTAATATTTTCATATAGATAAGCAATTGCATTAAGTGACCAGTCTTGGCCTTTCCTGATGCCTTTCTATATTCAAATCCTTCATTCATCATTGTTTTAATTTCACCAATGAGTTCTTCTCCTTGCCAATCAAGCATAACATCCCCATATCCAAAGATAGGTGGATCATCATGCCTAATCTTAAATTCAGTAGTTTCGTTATTATCTTCATCACGATATACTTTCGCTACCCCAGAGTCTATCATTGCTGCCTGGATTCTTGCATGTGATAGAGTACCAGCAGTCATGTTTGCTGCAGCATAGGCGTCAGCATTGTCTTCAAATGTCTGCCCATCAAAAGCAAGGTACCAATATCTAGCACACTCTCCATGGCCGTAAGCAATAGTAGAAGGAGCAAAAGTCTTTTTGACTGTGTGCTTGTCTACTCTTTTAATGGTATACCCCTCCCTGATTTTTTCAACAAGGGCATCAACATTCATCGAATGAACTGGTTTTTCTTCTGGCTTTATCATAACTGTATGTAGTAAATTTTTTGTCATTATATCTCTTTTCTAGTACTATAAGTATAGCAGATTATCGAATTATATACTTTAGAGCAGACACAAGATTGTTAATTGACTCCGCTGCAGTATAGTAAAGATTCTTTTTTCCCCTGTCAGATTTGTCAACATTGGCCATCCAGGTAGCCTTTAATGACATCTTTGCAGCGATTGCTTGTAGGCGAACTATTTCGACTGTTGCCACATTAAGTGGTATGTCTGGCTTAATAATAATCTTGGCTATAAAGGTAAGGGCTGTAGTCAACTCCTCATCCTGCATGTAGTCTGCTATTTCTGCCAAACCATTTACCATCTCTATTGTTGTCTGTTGCTGTTCCATTATTCCTCCATCATGTCTTCTAGTATGCTCATCTCAATTATAGCAAGTCTTACCTTGGCATTACCCTCGCCGATTACGACTACGATGGCTGGATCCTTGCCATTTTTCATGGCATCCGTAGTAGCCTTAGCCCAAACCTCTTTATTTAAGGTAAAAGATTTTCCAACTTCTTTAAAGTCTACGACAAAAGTTTTCCAGGAAGCATCGCCTTTTTGGGTATTGCGTCCAGAATTCTTGTGCTGTTTGGCACCAATTCTTTTGCTTTCGCTTTTCTCAGTCATCTTTTTTTACTTTCTTATATCCTTTTTTAAATAACATTACTTCTGATAAATGTTTTTCTGAGCACATCCAAGACGCCATACCAGTTTCCATATAAACCCTCATGGTTTTTACTTCTTTTTTGCAAGTCTTACAAGGAAACTTTCCTTCGTATATGCTGTAGTTAGTCATTTAACCTAGACTTAATTGATTCTTGCAAGTCAAGATCCTCTCTTACTCGATTAACAAATGCTTCTTTACCCTGAACTTTTGTGCCATCAGGAAGTATGTACCATGCTCCTGTACGCTCTACAATACCGTTTAGTTCTGCTGTAGTAACCAGATCACCAATGGTATCAAGACCAATATCGTCACCTCTAAAGTAAAAATCATACTCACCAGACTGGAACCCTGGAGAGGTTTTGGAGAATTGGAGTTCCCACTTAATAGTTCTACCAATTTTTTCTTCAATTAATTTATCTCCTACCTTGATCTTGCCCTTAATCGCTTGATTGTCTGACTCTGAAGAAAAGAGTTTAATAATACATGAGGAATAAAACTTAGTAGCCTGACCACCAGAAGGCTGCTGGCTAGTATACATAGCATTGATATTGTTACGAGACTGAGAAATAAGAACAAGCAGAGTTGGCTTAACTTTATTGTTTGCATAGTTAAGCATTTTCCATGCGTTACTAAAGTCACGAGATTCGGCTCCAATCTGTTTAGTGTTTTCTAATGCTTTCATTTCATCTGTATCTTTTTCAAAATAGATTGCAGGAAGCATTGATGTAATAGAGTCTACCACAATTAGATCAACTCCAGCATTCATTAATCCGACACCTACGTCTACCATGTCGCTAATAGTTCTTGCTTGTGAGTAGATTAGTTTCTCTGGATCTACCCCAAGAGTTCTGGCCCAGTCTTCTGAATATGACATCTCTGAGTCAATCCACGCACACAACTTGCCTTCTGCTTGAGCAAGAGCAATCATTTGAAGACACATAGAAGACTTTGCAGAGGACTTAGATCCCCAGATAAGTACCTGTCTGCCGTAAGGAAGTCCACCGCCAAGGGCACGGTTTAAACCAAAACTTGGTGTGGGCTGATACTCATAGTTGATACCTACACCACTGCCCAATCTTTTTCTTAACTTGGGGTCTAACTGTGCTAACGCTTCTTCTATACTAACTGACATGTACATCCTCCAATGTTACGGTTCCGTCTTTAGTCTTGCCAAAATCAAACTTGTAATACTTTCCTTCTTCAATATGCATGTATGCTTTTGGAAATGATGTTGGAAACACTGTAATCGAATGAAGATCTCTCTTTGTGTCTGCCAGTGTAAGCGACGCCATTTTCTTTCCAGCCTTAGTAACTCTTGGTTTAAAAGAAACCACAAACATTTCATCATCTTTAAATGGCAATTGCTTGTATCCTAAAAACTTTACAAGAGCATGCGATGATTCTTTTATTTCTTCAGATGGTATGAAAGATACAATCCGATTATCATTACAAAGAACCAAATAAGAACGACCCGTCTCAATAGCGGTATTTTCATCATCAAATATACCGACAGACCCAGTCTTGTCCAAAATTTCAACTCGTGACCATCCTGTTCCCCTCTTAATAGATTTTACCATACCCATAAAAATATATGAGCCTTTTTCTTCAAAGTCAACAATGTCCTGAATAAATGCATAGTAATGGGATGGAATGGTAATATTAAACTCTGGAAGGTTTAAAAACTCATAAAGATTTTCTTTAATTGCTTTATCATCTCTTGGATTGTCTGGAAATGTTGCTGCACCAATAGCCTTTAGTGCCTGAAGGGCTCTACTGTTTACACCATTTCCCTTAGTAAATGTGAACGCTTCAAGTTCTGCATAAGACTTAAAAGGTCGTGCCTGTATATATCGTTCTGCAATCTTATCAGATATAAATTTGATTGCCGTGAGTCCGAACCGAATACCCTTACCCTCAATTTTAAAATCAATATCCGAATCATTAATGTGAGGTAGTTTAACGCTAATCCCCATTCTTTTCGCTTCAATAAGATATTCAGTTCTCGCATCTTTGTCCTTTTCATTTTTTAGCACTGAGTACATAAACTCAAGTGGATAATAATACTTTAACCACGCTGTCCAGTATGACAGAGTTGAATATGCTACTGCGTGAGACTTGTTAAATGAATACCCTGCGTGGGCCTCAAAGTCATGCCACAAATCTAGAGCAGCATGTGGTGTAATGTACTTGGATGCACCCGCTACAAATTTTTCCTTAAACTGATCAAATTCTTTAGCATCCTTTTTCTTTCCAATGATCTTTCTAACTTTATCTGCTTCCGACATGGACATACCGCCAAGGTGTACGCATGCTTGCATAACTTGTTCCTGGTAAAGAATACAGCCATAGGTGTCCTCCGTAAATTCTTTTAATACTTGATGAATGTAGGATATGTTTTGTCTACCGTGTTTACGATCAACATAATCTTTTCCAATTGTGTTCATTGCACCTGGACGGACAAGAGCATTGGATGCTGCAAGTTCGTTTAAGTTTTTAACGCCCATCTTTACAAGAAGGTTTGTGTATGGTGCTGCTTCACACTGAAACACTCCCTTTGTGTGGCCGTCAGAAAGCATTTGATAAACATTGGCATCATCCATTTTAATCTTAAGAAGATTTATCTTTTTGCCATCTCGCTCTTTGATTATATCAATTGTGTCTTTAAGAACTGACAAAGTTTTAAGTCCAAGAGCATCAATTTTAATTAAACCAATTCTTTCTGCTTCTTCCATGTCAACGCCAACAACAGGAATTCTTTCATCAGAACCAGTAGACGATCTAGTTTCAAGTGGTGCGTATCTAAAGATTGGTTCTTTGCTTGTTACTACGCCTGCTGCGTGAATACCTGTACCACGAATACGACCACGAAGTTGCTCTCCATAAATCTCTACTTCTGGATATTTTTCACGAAACTCATATGTTGATTTTGATGTACAGAAATCATCCCATGAGTCTACAGTCTTTAATACCTTATTAACATCTGACAAAGGGATGTTGAGAACTCGTGCAACATCTCTAACAATTCCTTTACCAGTAAACTCAAGGAAGGTGGCAATGGAAGCAACATGTCGATACTGTCTAACTAGATAGTCTTTTACTTCTTCACGACGAGTATCTTGAATGTCTGTATCAATATCTGGAAAGTCATTACGCTCTGGATTAATAAAACGGAAGAACAAAAGATTATGCTCAATAGGGTCAATATCTGTAATTCCTAAAGCATAACAAACAAGAGAACCAGCAGAAGAACCTCTGCCTGGACCAACCAAAATCTCTTCTTTCTTTGCCCAGTTAATCATGTTGCTAACAACCAAAAAGTATGGGGCAAACTTTTTGTCTTTAATAATCTGTAACTCTTCTTCAAGTCTATCAAGGTACTCTTGGTTTTCTGACAAACCACGCTCTACCAAACCTTCTAGTGCAACCTTTGCAAGTTCCTTATCAGGACTTTTATACTGTACTGGTAGAAGGTTTAATCCTTCTTGAATGCCATAGTCTCCTACTGTATCTGCTAGTAGAAGTGTGTTTGAGTAGATATCTGGTCGATCAATACCCTGCGATTCCATCGCTGCTTTAATCTCTTCATATGAGAGCAAGTGGATGTCAAACTTATTAAATGTTATCTGACGGTCTTCGCCATATAGATAATCAAGGCGTTCCATCATGTCTTTTTTCTTTTTTGATTTTTCATATGTTGCATCTTTTTCAAACTTGCCGTGGGTATTCATAAGCAACTTAAACTCTTGAATTTCTTTTTGTGATGGGTCAACATGATGGCAGTCTGGTGTAACAATAACCTTAATGCCAAACTCATCAGCAAGTTCGATTAAATATTTATTAATGTGGGCTTCGTTGTGAGGCATGACTTCAATATAATAGTCATCGGCAAATCTTTCTTTGAACCAAGAAATGTACTTCTTGGCGAGAGCAAACTCTTCTTCTTCTAATGCTTTTACGAGTACGCTACTTGGGCAAGCAGAAGAAACAATGATTCCCTCTTTATATTTTTCTAATATAGCAAAATCAAA